ATGAGCTTTAGCGAGACGGTCAAGAACGTCATTGAACTGCGCCACCGCTGGCCCCAAACAACTGAAATTCTGATTGAAGATAAGGCCAACGGGCCGGCAGTGATCGATGTTCTCAAAGCTCAAGTCCCTGGCCTTATCGCAATCGAGCCGGACGGATCGAAGCTGGCCCGCGCCCATGCGGTGACGTGGGTGTGGGAAGCAGGAAACGTGCTGATTCCCTATGAGCAACTTGTGCCCTGGGTTCGGGGATACATCACCGAGATTACGATGTTCCCGGCGGCGGCGCATGATGACCAGGTAGATGCAATGACGCAGGCGCTCCGGCGGCTATATCCGCTGTTTGGGCAACTGAAAATATCGCAAGCGGCAATCGACAAAGCACTGGGGAGATTATGAGACCACGACGCAGCGAAGAGGAATTGCTGACGGAGCCAGAGCCGGTGATGTACTCAAAGAGTAGACTGGCCTTGGTAGACGGCATTCGGAGCAGTTTTCCGAACTGGCATGGAGCGCAGCCGTTCGATTATCGGGCCGGATGGACACGGATGGGCGATTTCTTCGCCGAGGGGTACTTTCTCCGTGAAGAGATGCGCGAACTGGTGCATAATCGTTTTGGAGTCAACATCCCATGAAGAAAGCAAGCAGCACGTCGTCAGGCATTCGCGCCGCGATTATCCGGGCAATGGAAGACGCTCCCCGGACTCACTTCTCCATTCAAGCTCCCCGCATCCCCAAAGGCGTGGTTCCCGAAGGCCAACGGGCGCAAGTGGCAATGGATTCTGCAAGCTACGAGTGCGCGCGGATGGCTTTAGATGCAGGCCCGCAGGAGTTCGGATCGCAGCTTTATGCCTACAGTAATATCGAAGGCTTTCCCGGCTATCCGTACTTGATGCTCTTGGCGTTGCGCTCGGAATATCGTAACATGGCCGGCGCTCTGGCGACGGAACTGACGCGCAAATGGATCACTTTCAACAGCACCGACACAGATGATGAGGGAACCAAGAAGAAGATCACCGAAATAGAGCAGGCGTTCACGCGGCTCGGTGTGCAGCAGATCATTCGCAAGGCCGCAGAGCACGATGCTTTTTACGGAACAGGGCAAATCCTCGTCAACATCAAAGGCGCGGATTTGAAGACGCCGCTTATTCTTGACCCGCGCACTATCAAGAAAGACAGCCTTGAAGGATTCAAGAACGTTGATCCGATCTGGACAACGCCTCTGATGTACAACTCGCTCACGCCCGCCAGCCCGAATTTCTACAAGCCGTCAAGCTGGTGGGTGATGGGCGAGCACTGGGACGCGACGCGGCTGCTTATTGTGATTACGCGCGAGGTGCCGGACATCTTCAAGCCCGCATTCAACTTCTCCGGCCTCAGCCTATCTCAGCTTGCGGAACCTTATGTCAACAATTGGCTGCGTACCCGACAAAGCGTTTCAGACCTCATCAACAATTTTTCCATCGTGATCCTCAAGACGGCAATGGACCAAGTGCTTACCGGCGGCGACGATGGTACAAACCTGTTCGCGCGCATCAAGCTCTTTACGGCCTGCCGGAGCAACAAGGGCGTGATGGCGCTCGATAAGGACCGCGAGGAACTGGAGCAGATCGCAGTTCCGCTAGGCGGTCTGCACGAGCTACAAGCCCAAGCTCAGGAGCAGATGTGTGCGGTCAGCCGTATGCCTGCAACCGTTCTGACCGGCATATCGCCCTCCGGGTTCGGCAACGTCGCCGAGGGCGAGATTCGCATCTGGTACGACTGGGTTCATGCGCAGCAGGAAGCGTTCTACAGGACGCCGATTGAAACCATGCTCAAGATTGTTCAGATTTCGATGTACGGGGAGATCGATCCAGACATCACGTTTGAGTTCAATCCGCTGTACGAAATGACCGAAGAGCAGGAATCGGCAATCCGGGTCAACGATAGCATCCGGGCCGGGAACCTGATCGACCGGGGCGTGATCGATGCACAGGAAGAGCGCGAGCGTCTGGCCCGCGATCCTGAGAGCGGATACCAAGGGATCGACATTGAGCGGGAGATTGCGCCTCCAGACGAAGCAGAGGAGAGCGCGAATCTTGGAAGAGCTACTGATTCGGCGTTGGGGTACGATGCTGATTTCGTAGAGGGCGAGCATCCGCGCGCACCCGATGGAAGGTTTGGAGACAAGCCGGGGGAGCACTCTGCAAAAGAGTCAAAAGGAAAATCTGACCATCTCGTGAGCTATGGCAGCAAACAGCAGTGGCCGGAACATATCAAGTCTCTAAAGTTGCCGCCTGCTTGGACAGATGTCAAGGTTTCAAACGATTCGCAATCTGACTTGCTGGCTATTGGCAAAGATGCAAAGGGAAGACCGCAATACGTGTATTCGCAGAAATTCCAAGACTCGCAATCAGCGAAGAAATTTGCTCGTATTCAGGCTCTCGAAAAGGATCGATCATTGATCGAAAGCCAGTTGCAGGAAAAAGAGCGGTCAAGCAATGCAAATGAGCGTGACCACGCCGATTGTGCGCGACTTATCTTGGAGATGGGTGTGAGACCAGGGAGCGATTCTGATACAAAAGCAAAGGAAAAAGGATACGGAGCAACGACATTAGAAGGGCGTCATGTCGTGGTTGAGGATGGCAAGACGCGCCTTGTCTTTGTTGGCAAAGATGGCGTACATCTTGATTTACCTGTCACCGATAAACGTCTGGCTGCCAACTTGGCAAATAGAGCTAAAGAGGCAGGTGAAACAGGCCGTTTGTTTGGCAAAGTGCGCGATAATACGCTCCTTGATTTCGTGCATCACCTCGATCATGGCAGCTATAAAACAAAAGACTTCCGCACGTATCTTGCGAATGAGATTGCTGCAAAAGAAGTGGAATCTTTGGCGGCTCCAAAAACAGAGAAAGATTACAAGCGTTTAGTGCGCGAAGTTGCTGTAAGGGTTTCGCGCAAACTCGGCAACACTCCAACGATAGCGCTACAAAGCTACATCAACCCCGTAGTCTTCGGAGAATGGAGGAACGCTTATGCTGCCTGATGTGTTTTTTGGCGAAGTGAAAGAATCAAACGATGATTGGCGAGATGAGGATCAGGATATTGGCCCTGATGATGACGAGGAACTCGCAGAAACGCCGCGCGATGTGGTTGCCCTACTCGGCTTCGATCCGCTGGAGGGAGCATGAGTCAACCACCTATTTTGTACCGGGAACCAAGAAAGTTAACACTGCTTGAGTTGGTGGACATCCACCTGCTTGTGAAGGCCAGCAATCCCATGTTGTGTCCGCAGCCCAAGGTCGAGCCATGCAAACCGGAAAAGGAGCAGACCGGATGACGGAATGGCGGGAAGTCCTCGATGGCGTTATTGCAGCCGATGATCGCATCAAAGCTGCGCAGAAAGAGCGAGAGCAAATCAACGCCCTTGCAAATCGAATACAGAAAAACATATCTCCTGAAAAGCGGAGGAGAAAAGGGAAACTCATCAAGTTAATCCGTCAATGGCATCATCCGAACATCGGATTTCACTACGACAGATCGCTGATTAGATTTTGCATACTTCAAAGGTGGCTGGAAGATGTTGCAAAAAGCTAAGGCCATCCGCGCGATCTGGCCCAACGCGGCCACGCGCCAGCGTTACCAGCGGCGCATGGTTGCGCTTATCCGCGAGATGGCTGCGAGCGTTGAGTATTGGCTGGAGGCCCAGCGCAAGGCCGAGCCGCCGATCCTGGCCTCGGATGCGTCCCCGGCAAAGCAGATGCAGTTCGAGTTTGAGAAGCTCTCGAAACGCTGGCAGAGCCGTTTCGATGATATGGCTCCGAAGGTGGCCGAATCGTTCCTCAAGAATCAATTCAAGGGTACGGATTCCGCGATGCGGCAGGCATTACGAGACGCGGGCTGGTCCATCGAGTTCAAGTTGACCGCCGCCATGCGGGATGCGTTCCAAGCGAAGTTGGCTGAAAACGTGGGGTTAATCAAGTCGATACCCTCTCAGTATTTGCAAGAGGTTGAGGGGATCGTGATGCGGAACTATGCCGCTGGGCGCGATTTGAAGTCGATGGCGGCGGAGATTCGCGGGCGCTACAAGGTGGCGGCGAATCGCGCCGTGCTGATTGCGCGCGACCAGAGCAACAAGGCGAACGCAGTTGTGCAGGCAGCACGACAGGCGGAACTCGGCATTGTCGAGGGCGTCTGGCTTCATAGTCATGCTGGCAAGACGCCGCGCCCGACGCACGTCGCCATGAATGGCAAGAGGTATCTAATCAGTAAAGGCATGTGGGATTCGGCGGTCAAGAAGTGGATTCTTCCGGGGGAGTTGATCGGTTGCCGTTGCCAAGGCAGATCAGTCTTACCATGGACTCCCGCCGAGAAATAGTCACCGTTTGGCGCAAACATCTTTGGCGATGGCTCCTATAACCGAGCGAGACGGAGCTAGTTGCCAACCTGAGGTTCCGTTTTCGTCGGAATAGATAAAATGCCCACGACAATCGAAGATTATCGGTTTGGTGACTACATCAACCCCAACCTCGCCGGCCCACACCATCGCGCCTAAAGGCGTGTGCCGAATCGTATCCATTTCTACCTTGAAGGTCTCTCCGTTCGATCCCTCGTATCTTTTCCAATCATGTTTCGCTGAAAGCCAAGGACTCTGAGCAAAAACTGACGGCATTGCTAATAGTGCGAAGCCGATAACAGACAGCAGCGTCTTATTGCTTTTCATTTGTGCCTCCAGCACCTGAGCGCCCACCATGCAAGCAGAGCGAGAGCGATGAATACCACGTTGGGGAGAATGTCAGTCATGCGCTTTCTTCTGTTTCGCCCGCCACTCCCGCAGATACCTGGACTGGCATATAGGGCCTATGCCCATGATTGCCCACAGTGCCAGTCTCGCAACCATCGATACTCGCGAGAAATGTCACCACACTGAATAACCTGTTTGTTTAATGGCGGTTTTAGCTTCCAAATCAAAAACCTCTCTACGACTGCGCACATATCCGGGTCTTTGATCTCTCGCACGACAACTCTGTTTGCGTTCATTTCCATGAACAGGTCGCGATTATTGTGCAGAGTCAGGCGTGTTTCCATAAAGAAACTCATACCTACGTAAAGCAGCCTGTCGCCAGAAAATACGGCATAGAGTCCAGAGTCAGGAAGAGGACCACCGCTTCGTACCAATTTTCTCCATCGTTCACGAGTTGCGTCTTTCTCTTCGCGGGTCACTAGCGTACCTCGTTCCTTTTCGTCGTCAGAGTTTGGTCCAATTCACGGACAGCTAGTTCAACAACGGCGGTTTTACCGACGCCCAACTTTGTGGCAATTCTGTCGATTAAGTCTTGCGCGGCTCTGGTTAGGCGGAAAGACGTAGCGAAGCGTTCAGGAAGGCTCATACTTCAAATGTATCACAACAGCGGTACAAAGTCAAACTTTTGCAATCGTCTTATTGCAAACGGCTTTCGATAGTGCAAGCCTCTAACGGAGAAGCTTTATGGAGATCGCGTGCGACTCGGCTCTAAAGAACCGGCGATACGATGCGGACGGACGGCTGCACATTCTGCGGACGCCGATCTCCAAGGCGACA